TGTGAACCCCGCATATCGCGCCTCGGACATGGAATCATAAGAACCACGACAGAACCAGAACCCCGGCAAACCAGAACCCCGGCAAACCATCAAACCAGATGAATGCCCGCACTCGCCCTCCCCTATTCCCTGCCGGGGGCTGTTGGCGTTCGTCGTGAGATGCGTACGTCGGGAGTCAGATGGGGTAGGGCTTGTGAATTTACGTTTGGGTTGGTGGTATACCCTTGCCAGATTATTTTTCGTAAAAAGGGGTTGTGGTATTGTATGGCCGTTTACGGAGGTGCGTTATGCCTGGCAAGTTAGGGAGCGGCACCCGGTTCAAGACATTAACCAAGAAGCTGAAGGGTGGTGGTGCGAAGAACCCTAAAGCATTAGCGGCGTGGATCGGTCGCAAGAAGTATGGGAAGAAGCGCTTCCAGAAGTTGGCTACGGCTGGGAAGTAATGTGTTGATGGTCATAAACACATCATCAACACATTGGTTAAGGGTGGTAGATTCATGGTCGTAGACTGGTTCCGGGGAAATAAGATAGAAGAGATGAAGGCTTCTTTAAGCCTGAATCTCAGTTTGATGACTCTCTCTTAAGAGAGTCATCAACACATTAGACTGTTTAGATCGTTTTGCTGAAAGGTTAGGAATGGAGAAAGAACCTAAGAAAACTCAGGAGTCTCGAAATGGCAAAGACTATGAGGAACGAACAAAACGTAGACAGGCAGCATTCCTTAAGGTCTACTCCTCAGGGGCGAGCGTTCGCGAGGCAACAAAGGCGGCTGAGACGACGCGGAAAACGGTCTACGGATGGATCAAAGACGATAGAAATGGTTTCGCCAAGCTTTATGACGAGGCTCAAGCGGATTTTAAGGATTCGCTGATCGAAAGGGCCATGTCTCGGCTCAAGGATCAGAAGTCTTCCGACTCACCCATCCTCCTGATCACCATGCTGAACGCATACATACCTGAGAAGTTCCGGCCCAACGTCATCCCAACCGAGGAAGTCGCCAAGGAAACGATGACCGAACTCCGCAACCTCTCGAAGAAGGCGTTCAAGACAACCCCTGCCGAACGAGAAACACCCATGGAGAGCAAGTCCCCACTGCAACAGGTCGAGGACATCCTCCTGGCAAAGAAGGGCGGGAAGGACGAGCCGGATGATTGAACGGGACGTTGATGTCCGGAGTTACCTCTACAGCAAGGTGGGGTTCGAACCCACACCCGAACAACAGCCCATACTGGACTGCGATAAACGCTTCATCCTCGTCGCTGGCGGTGAACAAGCAGGAAAATCACTCGTCGCATCAAAGTACCTCCTCGGTAGATGCTTCGAGGACGGCCCCAAATCACTCTACTGGCTGGTAGCCGCCGACTACGAACGCACCAGAGCAGAGTTCGAGTACCTCGCCGCCGACTTCGCTCACCTCGGCATACTCCAAGAAGTCTCCAAACGTATCGACCCCGGCAAGATCGTCCTCGCAGACGGTACCCGCATAGAAACCAAATCAGCAAAAGACCCCAGAACCCTCGCCATGCGAGCACCCAACGGCATCATCGCCTGCGAAGCATCCCAACTCGACCTCGAAACCTTCTACCGAATGCGCGGCAGAGTCGCACCCAAACGAGGATGGCTCTTCCTCTCCGGTACCCACGAAGGCTCCCTCGGCTGGTACCCACAAATGCAGATATCCTGGGAACACGGCATCGGCGACGAAGTCAGCTTCAACCTCCCGTCCTACACAAACTTCCACCTCTACCCAGGTGGCAAGGATGACCCCGAAATCCAACGACTACAGAAAGATTCCTCCGATGACTTCTTCATGGAACGCATCGAAGGTATCCCCTCTCCACCCCGTGGCCTCGTGTTCGGCGAATTCCGACCAGATGTACACGTCCAACCGGTGGAATACGTCAAGGACACCAAGGTCTCACTCTGGATAGACCCCGGATACGCCGGTGCCTATGCCGTCGTGGTCATTCAGGAGATCAATGGCCAGGTCTGCGTCATCGATGAGATATACGAACAGGGCCTCATCACCAGCGAGATGGTCGAACTGGCCCAATCACGCCCGTGGTGGCCCGATGTCACAGACGGCGTCATCGATGTCGCCGGATACCAACACCAATCAATGGCCGCACCCGCCGAGGTGTGGCTCGAACTGACCGGGCTCTATCTCAATTCGCAAAAGGTAAAAATCAACGACGGAACCGAGCGCCTAAAGGGCTTTTTGAAGTACGATCCCCTCACACACCTACCCAAAATGGTCATTGCCCCCCATTGCAAAGGGACTTTGTCCGAATTTGGAGCCGCTCCAAACCCGTTCGATAACCAAACACGGGCGTACCGGTGGAAAACAGATCGAGATGGCGCAATACTCAACGATACGCCAGAAGATAAGTACAACCACTCGATTAAAGCCTTGATTTATGGTCTCATAGACCGGTATGGATACGGATATGTGCAGAATAGGGAGAAAATCCGCGTAAGGCGGTGGTAATGGCACGACGTAAACCAGAAGAAATCATTGCGCTGGTCGGCCAACACGAGTACGACACCGATGCACTGCGTCAGCGGTTCACCGACGACTACCGACTGTACCGACTGGAAGAGTTCGACGCCGGAGAGGGCTACGAGTCCTACACATCGAACGAACCACAGACCTATGCCGACAAGGTTATATCGTTCATGACCGCAGCCGAACTAGTTATCCGTATCCCCTACAAGAATGCCGAGGAAGAACAGCGAAGCTTCAACGATGCCAAGGAACGGTTCGTTATCGGGGCCATGAGAGCCGCCGATGAGCGCCTGGAACGTCGCCTCCAACCATCTGTACGCCAGCAACTTGCCTGGCATACCGTGGTCAGAGGATGGTACGCAGGCCGTGTGCTCCTCATTAAAGACAAAGAAGGCGAAACTCACGTCGATATCACACCGTGGGATACCCTCAATACCTTCTGGGGCATCGGACAAGACGGTATCGACTGGGCCTGCTACCGCATAAGGAAGACCCGTGCGGAGATTAAGGCTCAATACGGCGTCACCATCGACCGTAGCCCCACCGATATCTACGACCATGACATGGGGATCACCGTCTACGACTACTACGACGAAGAGATCAACACCGTTATCGGCGAGGGAGGGCGAGTCCTCAAGAAACCAACGAAGCACGGAGCCCCAAGATGCCCCGTCTTCATCGGTTGCGTTGGTATATCACCCCCCATCCAAGACTCCGATGTCACCGAATGGCGCGAAGCTATCGCCGACTACGGAGAATCAGTCTTCAAGTCGACTCGTAACGTCTACGAGAACCATAACCAGATACTCTCAACCCTCCTTGAGCTAACAGCCCGGACAAAGAAGCAGGGCCTCAAGGTCAGGTCTCGCGATGGAACAAAAACCCTCGAAGAAGACCCGTACAAGGCAGGATCAGAGATCGCTCTGGCCCAGGGAGAAGAGGTGGAACCCCTCGGACTACAAGAGTCCACCCGCGATCTGGGCGCATTCATGCAGATGGTATCGGGAGAACTCCAACGAGGCTCTCTACCGCATACGGTATTCGGCGAACTGCAGTTCCAACTGTCAGGACTCGCCCTGAATACACTGCGGCAAGGCATCGCCTCAGTTATCGACCCCCGTATCGAAGCAATGGAATGCGCGTACAAGCAAATCTGTATGTTGCTGGTGGACGAGTACCTGACCAACGCCTTTGAACCAATGTCTCTCTCCGGGAGGTCGATGAACCGGACATACTTCTCCGATACCATCACTCCTGACCTGGTAAGACGTGCTGGGGATGCCGAGCTATCCCTCGTAACGCAACTGCCACAAGACGACATGACCAAATACGCAATGGCTCAGACCGCACGAGAAGGCCAGACGCCTCTCCTGCCCGATATCTACATCCGAGATCAGATACTTGGACTCCAAGACGCTGACTCAATCGACGATTCGATCAAGGAACAGATGGCCGAGCGAATGCTCCCCGAAGCAACTCTCTGGTCACTGATGAAATCGGCAGAAGAGCGGGGAAGAACCGACCTGGCCCAACTCTATATGGGCGAATTGATGTTCCTCATGCGCCAGAAACTCTTTGAGCGCCAAGCGCAGGAGGCCATGATGGGACAAGCAGCGGCTGGGCCTCAACAGGGGCCTGGGCCTCAACCAGGCCAGCAGAGAGGCTTCGAGCCGGACGTTCTCCCGCAAGCAGCCCACGGTGGCCCACAAAATATACCCGTTCCGCCTCAAGGTGGGATGGTTGCACCGGGAACCCCACGGCCTGGGGCTAATGAACGGCTGGCAAGCCTTGGTCTATTCGGCCCAGGCGGGTAATACGGAGGTTTGAAATGACAACGTTTGACGACTGGGGGGCTGAATACGCTGAAGATTTTGAGTACGATTTGGATGTCGCGAGGGTTAGACGAGAACAGGCAGGTGTGGTGGGGGAGGCGCTTAGGTTAGTCTCTCCAGGAATTGCACGGGGCGGTTCGGCTCCGAATATAACTCAGCGCATACAGAACAAAATTCTTTCAGGGGTACCCTTAAGCCGTACGGACATAGACCAAATAGTTCCGTCGAGCAAAGAGGAAGCCACTCTATCAGCAAGGGTTGAGATCGATCCCAAGCTTAAAAGTTTCTGGGCTATCACTCGCGCAGAAAGGGATGCTCTTCAAAAGAGTGAAGAAATTGAGAAAGCCTTAGAAAAACAGAGAGGGCAACGCAATCTATACGATCTTCTCGACCCCGGTTCAGAACGGGCAGTCGAGGCTAAGAGAAAGCTTGATTCTGCTACCGAACAAATAGTTAAACTTCGAGACGATCAAAGTGGCATCCGTACAGAGTCACAAAGCGCCTTTGAAGCGTTCCGTAAGGACACGGGAATACCGAGAATGGGCACCGTCGAGAAGGGGGCTGACCCACGGATTGCCGCCAGAGTCAAGGCCG